ATTGTTTCAATGTGGCTACGAAGTGTTTTGTTATCTTCTATATTAAACTCTTTCATTAACACACTTGATTTTACCCTTTTTTCGTGTCCTACGGCGTTTTTTTGTAGATACTCGTATATTTTATCATTTAACTCGTTTTGTGGCTCTATGGTGCTTTTAAATAGTTTTTTGAATATGTTCATATTTTTCTCCTTCAAAAACTATTTTTATATTTTGATTAGCAATTTTTTCTTTTAAAGATTTATATTGATATGTATTCAATAATGCCAAGTCAGTTTTAATGTGATAAGATAAAACTACTAAACAATTATTTAAGTGTGGTAATTCTCTAATAAAGTTAAACAAGTTTATATATTTTTTTATCATTTCCTTTTTTTTGGTGTCATATCTTCATTGATAATTCTTTTTAACTCCTTTCTTTCTTCTTTTAATTCTTTTACTTGATTTTGTAATTCTATAATCTTTATTGATAATTCGTGATAATCTTCTAATATTTTAATGTAATCTGCATTTCTTGAATTATATTTATTTATTGCAGTATTCATTTTTATACGATATTTTCTTACATCAAAGAAATCTTTTAATTTCATATTATCTCCTATTTATGAGCTATACAATATTCTTTTGTATATCCTGCTTTTGTACAATTATCTACAAATTTATTATCTATTATTAAAAATAATTCTACTATTCCTAATAAAACCAAACCAACTATCAACCATTTAACCCAGCTTTTTAATTTTAATCTTTTTTTCATTTTATTTACCCTCAAAACTTTCCAAAACTTTTACTAATTCCAAATCACTTGGATATGCTCTTAATTTTAAAAACTCTTTAATTACATCACGACTCATTGTTTTCTTGCCTTTTTCATATAATCTATATGAAGCAATACTACAATTTAATTTGTCAGCCATTTCTTTTTGACCTAGTTCGTTGTTGATTCGATATTCTTTTAATATTGTCATTTTATCTATCCTTTCATATCATCATAGCAACATATACATAATCTTTCTCCATTCCATACAACTCTACCACATCTTTCACATTGTCCTAGTTCAGTTGTATAAAATTCTTCAAATGTTTTTGCTAATGCTCTATAACTACCTTTTGTAAAATCTAATAAATATTCACTATATTTTTCTTTTATTTCTTCTATATTATCTTTGTTTATATCTTCCCAATCCATAATAAACCTCCTATATTGGAAGGGAGTTTTTATTCTCCCTCATCGCGTTCTCTATCAAAATCTCTATCAGCTTTATCCCATTCTTCATCTTCATTATCTTCTTTGTTGTTTTCTTTTTCAATGTAGTTTTGATATGCTTCATAATCTCTTTCAGGATCATCTGTATAAAACATATTACTACCTCCTTTCATATTACACCTTAATTATATATCATTATTTGTACAATGTCAACACTTTTTTATCAATTTTACTATTTTTTTATCACTTTTTACATAAAATAATAAAAAGCCCTTATTTTTTAAGGACTTTTTGCTTTACATTAGCATATTTAACATAGTCATTTATACCATTTATTCTTGTAACACTATCTCCAAATTCTTCACTTTCATGTTTTATTAAAAATCTTGTTTCAGGATCATCTTCTATAAAATAACCCATAGTGTCAATAATATCTTGCTTTTCATCTGATTTATCTATTTGAGTTCGTGTTCCATTGTTTAAATATAACTTATACATTTTAATCTCCTATATATTAAATCCATCATCAATCATAGATTTTAATGTACGAGGGCCGATATAACCATCAGGTTCTCCTACTTTATCTTTACCTGCTTGTTTTTGATATACTTTTACTATTGCTTCTAAATATTCTCCAAAATATTCTCCTACAATTCTATTTTTAGAAAACCAATCACATATATCTTTAATTTTGTAACTATTATCACCTTTTCCTAAATATCCTTTAGGTGCTAAATATTCTTTTATCTTTTCATCTTCACTTGAATTATAATCTATAAAGTTTGACTTGCCGTGTGATATCCAAGTTCTTGTATTATAACCACTTTTAGAACCTATGTTACCACAAGCAGTTATTTGAACCTTATTTTGCCAAGCTGGTGTGCATTCTACAACTAAGCCATCTCCAATATATACTCCTATATGTCCATTCATCCATACAAATTCACCAGGTACTATATTAGAAAAATCATTTGACTTATCATAACAATAATTTTGGAACATTCCATTAGCATTAGTATCAGGTACTCCATTAGAAACATAAACTGCACCACCATAAGTTGCATTTATATTTCCATTCCAACCCCATAATACACCTTTTATAAGGTTAACACAATCAAAGCCAAATGTATCTGTACTAGCACTCATTATCATTGATTTTCTTGACCTGTTGTAATCACAATTATTGGAATATCTTTCTTTGTTTCTTTGTGTCATAGGTGATCCAAAACAAGCATATACATATAATGTTTTATAATTAGTTGCTATATCTTTAACTTTATTGACTAATTCTGTACTTGTCATTACTGCCATTATTGTATTTCCTCCTCTTTTTCATTAATAACTTCATCAGCATCTCCTACTACTTCAATAAAATCTTCTTCCATTTTAATCTTCCTTTCTTACTTTAAAATATACTTTGTAATTATCATCTGTTTCTATCATAAAATTATCTTGATAAGGATCATATTTTACTTCTCTAATTTGTGGAGAAGTATTACATATTTGTAAATACTCCTTCACATTAATTAGATAATTTTTTAATTTCATTAAATTTTCAATTTCAAATGAATACATTATTGTTCCTTTGCTTCAGGTATACCAGCAATACTTGTAAGTAAACTTAAAATTCCTGCTAATAAACTTGCTGATAATACTACTATCCAATTTACTTCACTCATTAAAGCACTTGAACCAATAGTTGCTATTGCAGTTTGAGCTATTGTTTTAATAGCTCTTATACTAGCATATTTAAACCATTTTTTAGTAAACATATTATTCTCCTTTCTACAAATTTCTTATTTTTTCTTCTATAACACTTAATCTTTCTTCAATTTTAAAAGTTCTTTCAATTAAGTTATTATGTTTATTTACTTTAGAATCTAATTCATCAATGCGATATTTAACTAAAGCATTGTCTTTTCTATTTGCAGTTATTGTAGCAATAATAGAAGGAATAGCCACACATAGTCCACTTATAATTGCTGTTATTATTGTTATTGTCATTTCCATTTTTATTCCTTTCTTTATCTTTTTTATATTTTTAGCAAAAAGCCTATTGCTAGGCTTTAATTTGATATTTTTATTGCTACTAATTTGTCGCTACTATGTGGTGTATAAGTTATTGAAGAGCCTGTATAATTTTGAATAGTAAGATTTATTGTAGAATTTGCTGTTAAACTAACAATTCCTATAACTGTACCACCATATACCCCTTCTATATAAGAAGCACTTATTACAGTAGTTCCATTTACTAATTGTATCCATCTAGTTCCTGTTGTTGAAAATAAATTTAATGAGCCTTGTATTATATAAGTACCAGGAGTTAAACTTATACCTCCTGCTGTTTCAGTAGCATTATTTGCAACTGTGGTACTACTATTTAGTGTTCCATAAGTTATAGAACCACTCATATTATTTACATAATCACAACTATAAGTATCTTCTGTACTATCACTACGAGTATTTACTACTTCTGCTTGTACTGGAGTAGTTTTAGTTGCTTTTATAATATAGTTTGATACTGTATATGGTTGTACTATATTATGTGCTTGTCCTCCACCTGTATATTGTGCTAAATCTTGACCAGCATAATTTCTTCTTGTTTGTGGTACTGTCCATGCACCATTTACAAATACTGCACCACTATCTTGTATATCTGTTCCCTCTAATGAAACAGAGTGATTATGTGAAGGTATTTCATTTATTGTTAATGTATGTGTCTTTTCTCCACCTGTTTCTCCAAGTGTATCAAAATCAGTATCACTACTCTTAATACCTACTGTTACTAGACCTTCTTTTGTTGGTAGGTTGAAAGTTGTTGAACCATCTCCTGAACCCCATTTTGTACCTAATATTGCAAATAAATCAGCATAGGTTGTTCTGCTTATGGCACTACCATCACAGAATAAATAACCAGTTGGTAA